AACCTATTGGTCTAACTTACTTTAATGAAACTAGCATTATAAATACTTTGCATGGCGGTGCAGCTATAAATCCAGATGATAATGAAAGATATCTTGTCCCATCATCTCCAAATATAATATATAAAACCTATAATTCTTCAAACGCTGAAATTGCCAGCCCAGATTACTTTGATTCAGCTACAATAAACTATTATGCGACACCATCGTATTTAACATTTGAATCAGCTAGTAATAATTTCTATCCCATTTATTTTACCAAGTATTCACCTTTCACTTCTGAAACAACACCTCAAATATTTAGTGGGTATATAGATTCTTTGGATAATGTCTACGAAAGTTCAGAGGCGGCAGATAATCTATTCTTTAATTCAGATGATTTCCTAAAGAGAATTTATTTATCAAAAGACTCTTTTGGATTAAATTCTGAAATAAATTATATTATAAAAGATATACAATTAATATCTGATACTCAATATATAGAGCCATATGTAAGTGATAAAAATTCTTCAATTACAAATATTAATAACGCATTTAGTAATAATGAAGATATAGATATTGACGTAAGAATAGCTAGAGACATTCAGGAAGTAGTGCAAAATAATCCAGCAATTCATACTGGCTGGCTATACTTAAATCAAGATGAATACTATATATATTCCAATCCAATTACTGATTCCGCCACAGGGAGATTTTTCTCCCTGCCGATTAGTCGATATCCAAGATCTGGTTCCCCAATAATAGTCAAAGTAGGCGAAGAGGAATATAGAAATATTCTTTTTGAAGACGCTGCAACTCCTGGAAATATTTTATTTAGTAATACTGAAGAAATTTACGGTAACGTTAGCAACACTATTTACCTAGCTTATCAAAATGTTGAAAATATATCTGTTACAGATTCCTACACTGGTGTTGTACTATTTGATAATTTATCTACTTCCACAAATGAGTTGAATTGCTTCAGCGCTGCAACACCTTCTGTATATGGCAGAAAGTATAATGTCAGTTACGATGTCAGAAATGCCTGGTATGTTGACAAAAACGTATACAACCCTAATACCGAAATTTTTAGTTCATCAGTTTACTTTAGCTCTACCCCAAATACAGATCAAGTCTACTCTGTTACGTATGAGTCTTCATTGAATGATAATAGTCATTCGATAGATCTTTCATTGCTGCCCTCGTTAAATCCATTAGACGAAGGGTTTGTGTATATTTCAAAGACAGATTACAATTTTGCTAGCGCAAAAGCAGTTTTGTCTCCAGGAAATATCTCTAACTTACAAGATGATTTAATGTATTTGACCATTGTTTCTTATGATGAAAATAATAATTTTAAGCCAGGTCAAACTTTTCATGTTTATGGCGATATAGTTTCAGCTACACCAGCCTATGTTACCACTAATGATAATGGTATAGCCAAAACTATAATTCGCTATTCCTACACTGGTGAAGAGAAATATCAGTCAAGCAATGTGTTCATTTCTGGAATTGGCTCTGCAACTCCGTACGGCAATGTCAATAGTCAGACCCAAGGATATGTAACATTTGTACCATTTGATATTAATATCGCAGATTCGGAAATACTAAGACTAAAAGCTGCGCCATCCTCATTAATAATAAATGCCGGCTCTGATCAGTCAGTGTCTATAGTCGGACAGGTTTTATGGAATAATCAGCCATGGGGTAAAATCTTACGTGTTTCCTGGAATAAAGCTAGAACCTTAAAGGACCTTTTTGCTGCGACACCAGATTATACGGCTTATACATCTTCTGATGGAAAGTTGGAAATAGCAAGTGTGGCAACAGCTCAAGATTCGGCTACTCCTGGATATTGGTTCGCAAGAGTAAATATAGCAGATGAAGACTATGCCAAGACTATTTTGCTGGCAGATCAGGAAATTAATGCTGGCCAAAATGTTACTATATCTGGAGATGTTATTTACTGGTATGAGTCCTACGATACAGTCCAGTATGACCAGGAACTGAGTCCCCCACTGCCCAATATTTACACATCAAATAAGCAGGAAAAATCAGATATTATAGCAACACCAAACTTTGTTTATAAACACAATGATTCAAATACTATTATATATAACAGTGCAACACCCAATTGGACGCCCCCAAGATGGGTGCCTTTGAGAAAGTACGATCAGTATCAAATGGGCATTTTTGGGTCAACGCCAAACCATATAGCTGATTATGAGCTAGTGCATCCAGATCATGAGGAACAATGATGGAAAAGTTTGTTAATTTAACAAATTCCAATAATGAGAAATCAGTTAAGATTGGTCAAAATGCACCTAAAGATTCTGTTGTTTTAGGGTGGTTTAATGTTGATCCAATTTCTCCAGAAAAAAATATCACAATATTTGATCTATCTGGAACAATATTGGAAAATAGGATTTCGCTTTCTGATCAGTCGGAATTAATGTACGCAGATGAATTTGGCATATTGACGAGGTCGGATGGTTCCTCAACCATTGCCAATAATGATATTAGCGTAAGTAATATTTTCACCAATAGAATTACATCATCTCAAAAATTTATCTCTTCTGAGATAGATAGTAATAATTTTGCCCATCACTATTATGTAAGTAGATATTTTACTGTCGCTCAAGCTGTCTTTTCGGTTATTACTTTAAATGATTATCTGGACAGCACACGGATTTCTGATGTGGGAATTAAAATAATCGATCAATATGGCAAAGATTATGTTGATAAAGATACAAATAAGCCAAAGTATAAAATTCTTTTAGAGCCATTTAAAACAGACTACAATCTAAATGATACAGAATTACCTTACAGAATTCTTGTATTTCTAGACTCCACTACACCTGTTGGTTTAAAAATAATCTATAATAAGTTTGAGGTAGACGAAAAAGGTAAGAGGCACAATCATCAGCTTAGATATACAGAAAATATTAATGCTGTACCAATGTTTAAGGAAGTCCCTGAAGAATCTTTTGTTATAGACCCTAATTATTTGGGTTCTAATACTTTTTCTATAAAGAAAGTAGACAATAGATTTGTTAATACATCTGGTCAATCAAATATAGTCAAAAATGGGTATCAAGCTATAGTGCCCAGCAAAGCAATAAAAGATTATAGAACTTACGAGGTATTTAATTGGAGAATTGTGGGCAGAGTAAGAAGAGCTCTCAATTTAACACAGGTAAACTTCGGAGCCAATAGAACTGTTAATGCTTGCATACTATATTCCGGTAGTGTCTCGGGATCTAATATTAGCCCGTATGTAATATATAGGCTAGAAAATTCGCCATTTAATTTATCTAATTTTAATTTTGAAAATCCATTAATTAATACACAAAGTAAGAATACAAAATCACATTGGTTAATAGATATAGACACAGTCACGATACAAGATCTGTCTAGGTTTGACATTGTTTTTTGGTCACCCGATATTTCTATTACTCCGCTTCAAGCACAAAAAATCAATGATTATATTACCAATAAATTTGGTACCTTATTTTTAGATTTAACTAATTGCCCTGATGCTCAAAGGCTTTTTTGTGGCTCACAACTACAGATGGTAGAATCATCGTCAGCCACTACGGCTTCTATAAATTCTGACAGCTATCTTATTAATTCAAATAAAAATGGTGGCTGGGATATCAACGATAACATTTTTGAAAAAAATTATTATGGAGTATTTGGATCTAGATACACAAGAGATTTAAACCCTAAAACTTATAAATATTTTTCAAATATTGTATCTGATAATAGTTTTGTTAAAGTTGGTCCCACTTCAGGATCTCAGAAATCTATTGGCGCTGCGATATCATACTCTCCGGCTGTTGATAATTTGTCAAAAGGCAACGTTATAGCTACTACTTTCCCAGTAATGGAATACTGTAATAAAGTCTATTCTTTATCTGGATCCGAAATTCCAGTTAACGACAACAATGAAAACACGCATGCTGGAAATATTGAGACAGAAAATGTATTACCAGCAATAATAGAGGGACCGTTTAAGTTATTATATAATGCGGTTTCTTATGCAATGTACTCTAAAGCTAGAGCTCAACAGTCTACTTCTACAATATCTTCTTTAACCAACCTTGTTACAGACTGGAATTCTTCCTGGGTAATGTACAGTGATGCACTAGACGATTCTGAAAAAGACGATTTTGAAGTAACACCAATATCATCTTCAACATTTGTTTATGCACGTGTTCTTACAAAAAACTCTGCCTCTAATAACACTAGTGTATTAAATTATTTTAAAGAAAAAATGTCATTAAAGCTTCCAGCAACGCAGGTTTCGATACTATCTGAGGTGTCGGTTAATGATATAGATTTCTTTATTGAAGTAACAAATCCCGACGTTTCGATTAAAGATGCGACAAAAATAGATAATAATAATTCTTTAACAGTAAATATACCGTCTTCTTATTATCTACATCAGATTAATCAACCGACTGGGAATACCGCACATCCAGCAAACGCAGCGTTATACGCTTATACGATAAAATATTCAAGATCTCTTTCTCCTATTTCTGGTATGGGACCTTATACGTTATTGGAGAGACCAATTAATAGCTCGTCAAGTAGACAGTTATTAAGTGGGTTCAATCAATCTTCTGGTTTTCATTCTTATTCATTTAGATTAAAGTCTTCTTTTGTTTCTTATGAGGGAATAGATCAACCAACAGTTTTTCAAACTAAATTAAATGGTGAATTAGTTTATGATTTAATGGGAACAATTAAGAGAACTAGAACAACTGTTGTAACGCCAGAGCCAGCAATTAGAACGTTAAGAACATCTTCTATTAAATCTGCAATTGATGACTATGATTTATTAAGAGCTAAGTCTACATCTGAAACATCTAATGTTTTTCCTTATACTGGTGATATAGATATTCATGGTCAAACTAGAATTTGGAAACAAGGTTGGGATTCCTCTGGAGGTAGTGATAAAAGACTCTTGTCGACAGAAGACGCACAGGCTGTTGGCGATTATATATCTTCGTTGTATGAATCAAATTACTATCAGTTAAATCCCCCTGCTGCTCCTGATATTTATCAATCTCCAGATAGAATTGAGCAAAGAATAAATAGAATACCAACCCTAACTGAAGTTGTTGCCACAACAGTTCCTCAAAATAGAATACCAACCCCAACTGAAGTTGTTGCCACAGCAGTTCCTCAAATGACTTCTTCTACTAATTTTAGATCATTATGGGTCCAACAATTAAATATAGGCAGAGTCCAGTTACCCGGACCAGGCTCTACCCCTTTTCCAATTGCAACATGGAGATATTGGATAAACGATGGCTCACTTGATGGTAAAGATTACAATATCGGAACTGTTACGAAAAACAGCTTGAGTCAATATAGTTTGGAAATAGGGCGGCCAGAAGGTGATGGGGTAAAGATCTTGCTTATCTACCCACTAATGACCTTGCAACAGCTCAGACAAAAGTTGGGTTCGACAATTGTTATTCCAGCTGAATTTTTAGATAGAACAGCATCTTAATTAAGGAATATTATGGCAACACATGAATATGTCAAATACATACAATATACGCTCGGTGCCTCGGGCTTCTATTCAAAAGCAATAGATGGCGATTATGGTTCTTCGACTGCGTCTGCTGTTAGATCTTTTCAGATATCAAATAATCAGAGATATATTGATGGTAAGGTTGATAGTGAAACTAAATGGTATTTAGCTAAATATTGGTTGAACTTAAAAACGACTAATAATAGTTTGTTTGAAAGTTGGAAGTCCTTTGCGTCTGAAGATATTAGGAAATATATACAAAAGGTTGAAGAGATGGGTTTAGCCCCAGATATTAATACTGGAAAAGTATATAGAAAAACAACATTTACAGGAGTAGCCGGTCCAAGTTCTGCCTCTGATGTAATATTTTTCGAGATACCACAATCTATTATTGGTATTGAAAAAATTATTATAGTTCCAGATCAGGATATTAGATGGAGGAATTATAAGGCTATTTCTTTCGGTTGGCATTCTTCTTTTTCTTCAAATATATTTCACTATCCGAATATCGAGGCGCTAGATCTCTCTGCTGCAACCGGAAATATAGAGATACCAATGAATGGCAGATCTGGCGAAAGTGCCAGATATATATGGGTTAATCTTGTGGGCGGACCAATATATGGACTAGGTCAAGGTGAAGGGTTCGGTATATCGGAAATAAATGTATTAGCTTTAGCGCAAGATCCAGATATAACACAGGTTGTAGATTATGATGATCCTATTACAATTACTGTAAAAGCTAATTTTATTACGTCACTAAATGATGTCACTCCATCTTCTCCAGCTTTAATAAATCTTTCAAGTGTAGAAAGAGTATCTGCGCAACAAACACAATATATATCGCGATTAACATATTATCCAGATGGCATTAATCAAAGACAGTTAACATTTACTTCTGGTTCAGGAATAAATCTTAACAGCATTGACTATATTTCAACTGGAGAATATGAAATAAAAATTCCTAATTTTAGAAGCAATGTAGTATCTGGAACCTTTGCTTTAGCAAATTTAAGCCTATCTGACACAGTGAGCCTTGGCGAAACTGTATCCGGATCACCCATATCAATTAGGCAGACACAGGAAAATAATGTAGTGTTAGAAACCTCAAGTACATTTTACGGCGATGCCCTTACTAGGACGACCGTAATAGACTTGTCTTCCGGTTACAGACTAAAGAATCGTCTTGGTCAAATGTTTCCTGAAGGAAAAAACTCTATTAATTATGGAGACGGTGTATTGCTGTTGTGCGATTCGAGCGGCAAACCAGTCGGTCTGCCAACATTAGCGCAGATATCTGCGTCAATATCAAATCCGGCAACGCTTTCTCAGGAGGAGAGAGACATTGCTTACGGATATTTTTCGTTAGTTAATGAGCTGCCCGCAGATGGGTTGAGGTATGGCTTTTATGATCTAAACACTCAAGAAATGCTTGGAAGTTCTCTAAGCTATATTGATTTCTATACGAGATCATCTTTTACTAATTTTGAAAATATCTATATAGCAGTTTGTGCGTTGGACGCGGATGGTGCTAATGGAGATAATGATTTTGTTGGCCAAAATAATTCCACTACGTTTATCCCTGTAAGAATTCCATTAAAGTATTTAACCCCTATATATTCAGTTAAATATAACAATGGATCTGGAATACAAGTTAATAATATTAATGCTAATCTATCAAAATACGATGCATGGGAATTGCCGGTGACAAATGGTTCTTTTAATAAAAAGGTAAAAATTGATTCCCTTATCCAATATACTGATTGGAAGTCAATATATTCTGGGCAAGAAATGTTAGCCGAATACTCCACCATGGATCTACCGGGAGTTTCTTGGTCAAAAATATATGGATATGGATATTATGATATATCTAATGAACATCCTATAGTTGTTGATAATAAATCAATTAAATTAAGAAAAACTCCAATTTTAAGTTGGAATCACAAAACTGACTATATGCAGTCGATAGGTGGAATAGTCCGCCAACAAGTAGAAGTGTATACTAGGGCAAGTGTAACATCAGCTTGGGTAAAAGTTGAGGACTCTCTTATATTAGATGTAGATTGTGATAATGGATTAATAAAATTTAAAAAACGAATAATTCCAAGTGATCCATCTTTAATTAAAGTAAATTATTCAACTGTAAATAAAAATTCTTTAGTCAGACAAATTAATGGAGACCCTATACCTTTGAATCCATTCTTAAATTCTGACAGTGTACAGTTTGATAAACCTATGTATATATATCTGACACCACGAAATATATATAAGAAAAACACACCTAATCAATCTGAGGTAAATGTATTTAGCTATGAAAAAATAACTGAATTTCAATATCCAAATTTGATTAATTTTACATATAGTTCTACTATTTTTGATGAAACATCCATAGACTACGATCCATTTGCGCTTTGCATAGCAATAATATATGTTACTAACAACCCAAATAAAGTTAAGCCTAAACTGTCCGACCTTAGATTAAGGGGTGGTGGGATTCGGGCTGATATAGAAAATTCAGATATAGTTAATGAAGTTCCTGAAATTCTGTCTCACTGGGACGTATATCCCGCAAATGCAACTGCATATATGAATGGCGGATATGTTATAATTAAAATACCTGAAAATGTTAAGCAAAACTTTACTTCACCAAAAGAAATATATAATATTATTAGAAATAACTTAACAGCCGGAATTGTTTTCGATTTGCAAAACATGGAAGGGGAAGATTGGTCTTAAATGATACACGCATTACCGGAAACAATTAGCTTATATTCTTCCGCCTCTAGGGCGACTGTTTCGTCTCTCATAAGAGATATGAGGCTTGAAAAAACAGATTTAAATTTTTTAGTAACAAAAATGTCAAATATGACAGTAGATCTAAATTATACGGGAGCTAAAGTTGCGTCTTTTTCCCTTCTAACAAAAGAAGCAATGGTGGATGCGTTCAGAAACGCCTACCTAAGAATGCAAAATTTATTTAATGCAGCCAATGCTACCGGTATAGCTTTAAATTCTATTGTTAGCGTTTTTGATTCTGAAATACAAAAAGTAGAAGAAGATTTAGATAAGCTACAAGTGTTTATAGATAACTATGAATTTATTTCTGGTAAAGATGATTTGTTTAACGCAAACTATATAGAGAAATTTGATAGCTTCCTTAATGACTATAGGGCAGATGGAGTTCAGTTTGCAATTCCAGATAGGGATGGCATACCTTTTTCGGAAACAAATAATGCCTTCATAGATCCTGTCAGCGGTGCTTTAAAAATTGGTAAGGGACAAGATGTAAAAAATATCATTAGAAATATAAAGTCTATAAAAATTGCTACTAATTATAATAATTATGTGACAACAAATTCTAATTTTGAAAATTTATTTAATGATAATTTTTCTGATTCATGGTCAGTGACAATAAAGTCTCCAGCTATTTTATCTGCACAGCTAAAAGATTATATAAAATATTTTAACTATGATTATTCTACTGTTAGTGGAGCAATCGCAGCTGTTGAAATAGTCTTACAAAGACCTATTAATATAGATACAATTAGATTTCAGTCTAATCAATCAACTAATTTTAAGCTATTACAGGCTGTTGTATACCACAATTCTCCTATAGATGCGAATAATATTACGCCGTCAGAAAACTATACCATTCTACTAAACAGGCCAGCATTGCTAAATAGAGTTTTTGATTTAAGATTTAATAAGAAATCAGTTAATAAGATTATTCTGATATTTAATCAGCAAGATTACATTAAGAATAATAGGCCACCAATTAATTCTGAGCTAAACTCTAAAGTTTTGGATTCATTTGTGAAAGCTGTAATAGATGAGCGCAAAAAAAGTTTTAGTAGATTTCAAGATATTATTTATTGGTTTTTCAAAAGAAAAAGTACGGTAAAAGGAATATCTAAAAATAAAAAAACAGATATAGACTACTACACATACAGGTTTCCGCAGGAATTTGATAGCTACATAAATAATTTAGATGAGCAAATTAAAGAATTTAATAATCTAATTATTGAAGATAAAAACGTATTTACTAATACCCCTGTATTCGTTAATGCAATTAATTCTATGTTGAATACTTTTTCTGGAAAATACAAAATATTTGATTCTGATAAATATATTGAAGGCATAACAGCAGGATCTTCTTTATTTGCGTCCGGATTCATCATGGGTTCGAGCACTAACGTCAGGTCCCAATCTGATCAACAATATAACACTGGAATTCTAGCTACTCCAGTAGCTTCGTTAAACTCTCAATTATCTGTGCTAGAATCCAATTCTAGCTATGAATACAGTTTTTCTCTTAGATCAATAGAGTTCATAGAAACATTAAATCAAGATACTAATAAAGCTGTTTTTGTTAGCAAAAAAATTCCTGTTAATGGGCAAATTATTGCAGCTAAAGTAAAGCCATATTTCTTTAACAATAATGCCGGTGTTTCCAATGTAAATAGAGACATACTAGCTCCGGCATCATACGAGATATCTATATCCAATAAGCCACTGCCATTAAGTGAATCTGACTGGATACCAATATCAACTTATGGCAATAAAATTGTTCAATCTGAAATTTTGTTTACAAATAATGTCACTAGAAAAGCTAAATTAAGATTTAAACCTAAAAATGATTCAATTATTGTATATAAAGACGGAGTTTTGTTGCCCAGAATTTCTACTAACTATAGTTATTCGATTGATGAAAATACCATTTCTATTTCGCAAAGTCAATTTAATGTAAATAGCAGATTTATAGTTTCTTATGATTTAGATTTCGCATTCACTGCGCCTGATGAGGTTGATTTTATAAAAAGAAATGTAATTCTTCAATCTTTAAAAAACTATTCTTCAGACGATGGTTCGGGTGAAACTTTTTCTTCGACTGATTTCAATGCATCAATCAGATTAAGTTATTCTCCTTATGTGGATAGGGATAGTTATGCTAGAATAATTTATAATAAATCAACAGGAACAAATTTTATTAGCAACAATGCTGGGTACAACCCTGTAAAAATTATTCTTTCAGATGGAACAGTGGCAATTAATCTAACTAATTACTCTCTTTCCGTAGAAAAGGTTTCATTTTATTCTACGACTGAAACACTATTTATCCAAAATGGTAAAAATGTCGTTTTCAACAGGCCGATTAATCAGCCATTTACAGTTTACTATCAATATATACCTAATGATTTGCGATTTAGATTAGTGATAAGAAAAAACATTATTGACTCTTCTGATCCAATATCCGTCGATAGCGTTATTGTCAAAATGAAAACCATTAATAATGATCCATATTATGAGAAGCTAAATTCTTTAACATTGTAAAGAGAACACTATGACACAACTATCAGCAAACACTATGCCGTATCAGCAAATGCTACATAAGGTGGCTCAGTTAATTACCGCAATAAACTCTGCGTCATTAATTACAAAAGATGAAATAGCAGAACAATATTTAAAAATATTAAATGAAATTAAGAATCAAATAGGAGCCCCTTTGGCATCTTATTCGCCCTTCATAAAAGGTGAGCCACCAAGATCTGAAAAGTTTAATAAATTTTTTACAGAGTATGCACAAGACGTATCTATTTTGTCAAAGCAAATAGATTACCTCAACGCCAAGACCATTAATATATTTAATCTTTTTTCTAAAGAAGTTGAAGGAGAAAAAAGGTACTCGGAAAGAATAGTTTCCAAGTGTAAAATTTTGCAAATGTATTCTCGTAGTCCATCTGATGATCTAATTTATGTTGGTGATTCATTTGAAAATGATGATTTAATTGATTATACAAAAATAACAAAAGGCTCAAATCCACTTATTAAGGGCGGGGCTGCGTCGTTAGCGATAGAATCCTCTAAACGATGGACCATTGATTCAATAGAAGTTTTATCTGGAAATGGTTTTATTGGCAATAGTCATCAAATTATAAAGTCTAATAATGATGAAAATACATCTCAATATAAATATGTTTTTGAGAATAATAAAACATTAAATAACCTAAGAAGCATTAATGACAATAATCCTCTTACATATTTTGAATATGAAAGTTTAAATGTAGATAAGTCAATAGCAAAACCACCATTTACTATTGCGCCTCAGGAGAATGAATTTAAGTTTCTTAAAACAGAAATGAATAGTTCTAATTCTAATGAGTCCAATGTAGTAGATTGGTCTTCGCATCCAATAGCTGATCCCTTAACTTTGAAACTAAAACTAACTTCTAATTCCGGAAGAATTGCAAATAGTATTGATATAACTCCATTTTTTGGTTCCTCTAAATATATAGAAGTTACAGAAGTTGTAGTTTTTGCTAAAAATGGTTCTTCAGAAAATGTTTTAAAGGAAAATATTTTTATTGGCTCATCATTAATCCCATTGAATATTGAAATTGCGCAAAACTATTTTTACAACAAAGCTACAGTAAGATTTCCTGAAAGAGAAGTTTCTAAAATAGAAATATCTTTTAGGCAGACGGCTTATTCAAACGTAGAAATAAAACACGTTTATTGGAAACCAAGCTCAATAAACGCTAATAATCCTTTTGTCAATTTATCAAGATTCAACCCAGATGCCTTGAGCAGGGATATATACGAATCAATTAAATACAATAAATATCAATTAATACCAACACTATCTAATCCAACTAAATATAAAACTACTACACAAAATGTAACAGATATAAATGTTAGCTTAAAAAAGAAGCCAACATCCCTAACGGCTTATTTCATAGCTGCCTCATTCTTTAGCGATTCAGCTACTCCAACTAGTTCTACGGTTTATTTTCATAGATGGACAACAACTGGAGAAGAGGCTCAATTTGTTTCTGAGCCAGTTAAAGATGAAGATAGTTACATAACAAAAAACTATGATACCGCAGCAGCTGCTCAAGAAGATTTGAATGATCTTTTGGATTTATATTTAGGTGCCACTCCATTTTCGCATCCAGAGTTAGGGGTAATGCAAGATATTTCGATTGTGCAACAGTCATTTGTACCTGTGCAAAAAGAAATTTCTCATAGAGTTATTCTTCAGCAGGCAGAAGAATTATATAATGCTAAAAGATGGGCGATAGGAATTAGAGATATAGATGTGTATAGGGAGAAATACAAGGATGAAATGCAGATAATTTCTTTTCCATTTAAGTTTGATTATCCTATTGAATCTGTAATGCTTGACGTACAAGCTACTATAAATCAGGTTCATTCTACAAAAATAAATATTGAAACATACATATCTGCAGATCAAGGATCCAATTGGATAGAGATTTCTCCGGTGCAATTAGACTTTAATGGTGTTCCTGAAATAGTGTTCTTTAATCAATCTATACTTAATGAATATAGATTATCTGGCGCATCATATTTATCCTTTCCAACTATTCCAAAAGAAGTTAAAGAAATTGTTGTTAAAATAGTTGCGAACAAAAAAGGTACATATAATTTTACGCCTAATATATATTCGTACCAATTAATAGCTAAGGTAAAAAGATCATGAACATAGCAAGCATGCAGAAAATAAAGTTTTTAAATAATGTAAATAAACTACTTTACTCATCTGGAACTAGACCAAGTGAAATAGAGATAAGAAAACTTTTTAATGATTATTTTTCTATCTATAAACTAGGTTATCCTATACCTATGGATTATGATATTTTTACAAGAAAAAATATTTTTGATCATGAAGATTTAAATGAGCTAATGATTAAGGCATTATTTAATTTAGAAGTAGCTTATGATTGTACAACTCAAAATAATTATCAAATGATGGAGACTATTACAGCTCTTAATAAAAAGTTGGATAATCTAAAATCTAAGCGTCGAGAATTAGAAGGAAAAGTTGATGAATTAATCTTTTCTATAAATAATTCTGATGGATTTTATTACTCTTACTTAGAAAACTTCACATCAACTAAAAACATTGATTTAACCTTAACAGATGCGTTTGTTGATGTCAAAGCTGGAAACGTGACTATACCAATTATACATTCTGGCATATTTGATATGATAACATCTTCATTGATCAATCCTTCCAGTGTTACATTGTCCGTTGACCTAAATGGCGTACAAGTTGTTGCGCCATATGTCATTTCTGAATTGGAAAATATAACAGATGGACTTAGCGACACATATTGGTCATGTAGATATGAATCCGCTGAATTAGGTGTAGTAAGCGCAATAATGACTATACCAGTTAATTCTAATTATACTATCTCTAAAATCGAAGGTACTTTATTGGCGTCTTCTGGAGTTGGAATTGGAATTTTAGCAAAACCATTAAATAAAGAAGTTCCAGAACAAAATATCATTAAAGATACTAGATCTGACTACGATAGATTTTCTTTCAATTTAAATCCTCTTAATTATTCAAGTATTACTTTAATTTTGTTTAAAACATTTCCTGATGAGGTTTTAAACAACTCTAATAAACCTTATATTTATGAATTTGGATTGAGAGACATTTATATTGGATCAAAATATCATGATAAAGCAGCTATAATAGTTTCGTCTCCAATATCAATACCAGAAGTGGACAATGGTTTATTGGCAATAGAATCTGTTGGCTTAAGCGTCCAACATCAGGTTGGTCCTGGATATGATGTAAACTACTTTGTTGCGGCAGATATTCCTGGAGCAAGCGGAATTGACGCTTTTAATTGGATAGCAATTGATCCAGAAAATGCCTCATCTAATTCAAATTCAACAATTGCAAATCTACAAGCAACCGATAAAAATAATAAATTAATTTACGACGGTGCTGGACAAGTAGGCGGTTTTGAGCTAATAGATTTAAATTCTACTTCTGGAAATATTAATGAATTAAATCCAAATACAAATATATATTCTGGTAAAACTGTTTATAGAGTTTGCAATATTGGCGCAGAGGAAGTAAAGCAGCCATTTATTCTAAATGGTATAAATTCCATAAGAAACTACGCAATGCTTAGATCCTCTAATTCAAACATAACAGAGCAATATTATAAGTCTTTAAATATATGGTCACAAAAAATCTCACAGTCTTCCTCAGATATTACGCAAACAAGTCCTATTGAAAATCAGTTAAACGCAATAAGTCCTGGGTTTAATGGAATTTGTTCCGGCTTATTAGAAACCAGTCTTTCTGCCACAAGAGATAATACTGTAATACATACTGTAACTAAAAGTAGGGAAGATTTTACATTAGCAATATATTTAAACGATGTTTTGATTGCGGATCTTCCATCTGGTATTTTGTCTCAAGATATTGAATGGAATTTCAAAACTGGAATTAACTATATTAAGATAACATATGACAAAAATTTTGAAGGTTTAATTACATTTAATATCATGTCTGGAAGAAGATTATCTGATTATGGTACCATATTTTTAGACTATTACTCATACCTTGATCCATATGAGTTTAGGCAGAGAGTCGCACAAACAAACTATGTATTTACCGTAGATCAAGCTTTTGGTGCTCGTGAAGTAATAAGCTCTAGACATTTATCGGGTAAGTCAAAAATAGTTTATTATGGGGAAAATTCTAAACTAGTCAAGGCCGTTAGATATAGGGCTGATTTGTATAGGGATAAAAACCCATTAGTTTCTCCAATAATAGATAATATAAGAATAAGATTCAAGCACAACGAAGAAGGATAAGATGGCTATTAGCTATAGAAATTCCAATAAAATAAATAGAATTATTGAACCACTTTATCAGATTGATAGAGCAAAATTTAAATCTCCTAGAAATAGTTTAATGGAAAATCTAGAGAGTAATTTATTAAAGATAGATTTTTCTAGAATATTAAATCATTTAAATGAAGTTGATAATTCTATTTTAGATAAGTTAACATATTTTATTGGGGATATAACAGATTATACAGAGCAAGCAAAAATAGACGATGGCATTTCCTACGATTTTGCTTCCTTGCAAAGGTATATAGATGAGGCAAGTCCTTCATTGGAAACGCTGACAATTGACACTACTAATAAGTTAAGTGGAAAATTGTCTAGATTAATCAATAAAGTTTCTAGATTAGAAAATGGTGGATGATATGACTTATGTATTAAAAACTAAAAAAAGAGACTATAAATACAATGGCCCCGTGGATAGCTCGGACTATAATTCGAGGATACAGGAAAATTATGAAGATTTAGTTTACCTTTATAATAGGGCAAATATCATAGACGCTAAGTTGTCTAGTGCTTTTGAAAGAGTTTTAAAAGATCACATATTTTTAGCTAATGCAATACAGGATCTAAGCGATAGGGTTTCTGCCTTAGAGTCAAATTCTAATACATTGTCAATATATTCTTTTTCACAGTTGGATTATAATAATTTTGTTGGAACAAGCTTTTCAATTGCCGGAACGGAGTTATTAAGCTTTGACCCCTCATATAACGCAATAACTCTACCAAAAGTGTCTAGTGGATCATTCTCAAAGCTAAAGTTTGGTCAGGCTGGTGTTGGACAGGTAGTCCCAGATTATTTTAAAACCAGAATAGACATTTCCTATGCAGGTGTGGATACTCCTGGTGCGGTAATTGACAGTACCCCAATATATAATTGCATCTTAGATGCTGCTGATAAAGTTTGGAGAAGAACAGTAGTTTCTAATACAAATCCCACAACTGGTGCACAGCTTATGTTATATGTGGCAATACCCAACGACGCTGTTGGGATATTGAAATCTAATGTTATTAAGCTAAACCCATTTCCGGCTTTTGGCTGTGAGATATATTCGATTGAATATACGACAGTCGCTAATCCCTCATTGACTCCAGCAGATACTTGGATACCTTTAAATAAAAATAGTTTTTACGATTCAGTCGCCTCAGCCATAGGAAAGGTAGCGCCTGGTGGGTGGTCATCTCTTGGTTCTGATTCTATTAAAAATTCTGGACCACTATGTTTCCATTTTCCGGAAACAAATATAACAGCCATAAGAATTAAGATGAATCAAAAAAATTATTTAACAGAAACAGGAAAGTATATTTACACATATGGTCTTTCTGATTTGGACGTTAAATATGAGAAATATTTACAAACTGGTAAAATAATTATAAAGTATTCCGCCCCCGTCGGCACCGTTGTACAAGAAGTGACAAATGTCTCGCCCAAGATATATAATGTAGCGGAAAGTCAGCTTGATGAAGCTTTTAGCTACAGAATTATATACGACGATGCTGGGACATATAGCTTAATCAATCCCGGTGCCTCTAATCATGTATGGATAGAAGTCACCCTGAATCAGTTAGATGACAAAACTGCGCCAGTTCTTTCCGATTTAATTATTGAATATATCTAATTTAAAATTACTATAAGTATATAGATTTCTGACAAGGAGAAAATAAATGGCCACTTTTTACGTAGGACCCAGACCAGTTTTAAAGGGCAGATCATCATCCGAGATGGTCAACCCACACACCACTATGACCGAAAAGTCTAAGGGTACTGGTACCTATTCATTTTACCCGCTTTACAGCACTAGTCACGTATTAGACGGTGCCCCAGATAATGATCATATTCCTGGAACTGGTGAACGTCCTGGTAATAGATTTTTGTCGCAAGTATTTATTGGAACCACTCTTTACGTCCATCCACTCTCGGGCACTTTTGCTGACGGCAGCGCAACATACGATGGTGCAAGATTCCGTCCGCTAGAGTACAAAGGTCTTGATGGGGCAAAGGTATTCTCATCAGACTATGGACATTCGCCAACAGCAGATACAAATTACTCCCTGTATAATAACTACATCTTTGACGGTGTGGCATCCGCTAATATATTTTCTGATACTGGTCACGGACCAAGAACCGAAGCTAATGGTGCGCCATCGTCATTCGGCGTTTTTAAGCCCACTGAATTTCATGGCGTAGATAGTGCTACAGTGTTTACCAGTAATTACGGTCAAGCTAATACAACTGGAGATTATGGTCGTGAAAAAGTTCAAGAGTGGTACGGAGTGCCTTCGGCTAAAGCTCTCTAATATTACATGCGCTCCCTTAATTCTTGAAAAAGAGGAAAGAAAAAGCGGGATAACCGCTTGGGGCGCATTAGTATTAGGAATTATAGCTTACGACGTGTACGCTATAAAGTCCAGAAAGATTGAAACTTTAACTAGATCTTTTTGGAGATTAACTGAAAAACCATTAACAGCAATTATACCAGTAGGAGTGTGGTTAGGTTTAACTTTTCATCTTCTTATAGAGAAGCTGGTTAGAAAAAGTATTCTTAACAAGGGAGTTATATGACTAAATTACACAAAGATATTATTGAAAGAGCAATATGGACTGCGGTTCAAGCTTTTGTGGCAGTTTATACTGTTGGCGGGGTTGATGAACTTAAGTCCGCTACAACCGCAGCAGTTGCTGCTGGGATTAGCGTTATCAAAGGTTTTGCCGCTACAAAAATTGGTGATGCAAAAAGCGCAGCAACTATAAAGAGTTAATTTAGTATTACATAGTGGCTATGACGTGATATAATGTATCTGTCAGAAAGTCGATAGAGGAGCGGCCCCGTCTGAAGTTGACGGGGCTGTCTCTTTATACTGGCAAATATATATGTTTAAACTAATTTATGTGAGGTTATTTAGGATTAAAGATGTCTATACAAGAGCTTCGAGAAGCAATAGCAAACAAGTCTCTGCCCTTTCCCGTTGCAGAAAAATATTTAAAACTATATGTTGCTGATGTTAGTTGGGAGCAATCAATAAATACTTTATGGACTAATTCTATTAATAAACTTCATGATCAAGAGCTAGCTAAAGAACATGTTAAAAAGGCAATTAGTTGCGCAACAATACTGCCATTCATGGAAAATACGACTATACCAGATCCGCCAACTAATTTGCTTTTTTGGTGTACCGGTTGGGCTCAATTTAATAAGCATGATTGGTTTTCGATGTATATAGATATTCTCAAAGAAGATTTAAAGGTTGTTGAACTTAGAAATCAGGCAATAGAGATTGGAGTCATAGATCCAATTGATGTTTCGCCAATAACTAGGCAGGCTTATAATTGGCTTTACCAAAGAACGGAAGAAAACGAAAATTGTTTTAAAATAGATATGGAGAGTTTAAAAGTCAAGTTTTCTAATTTAGTTAAGGTGTATGGTGGAGCAGTTATTTGTAACATATTTATGAATCATAAGCAAAATGTGGACAAAGTATTCAATTGGAGAAGTGGATACTTTTTTGAGAAACAAATACACAAAGTGTATTCTATAAATGAAATAAAAAAAATAAAATTAGCAGAGTTGAATAAAACAAACAATAAATATATTAAAAAGGTAGGAGTATAAAATGTCTGAGGGTTTATCTTTATTCACTTTTCGTTTAAGTGATGATTTTGTGGAGACATACAAAAAGGTTAAGGCGCCGTTCGGCTATGCAGATGCTGCAGGTAATTCTGTTGGAGAAATTACATTTCTAAGAACATATTCTAGAATCAAAGAAAATGGCACTAAAGAAACTTGGGTTGATGTATGTGAACGAGTAATTAACGGAATGTATTCTCTGCAAAAAGAACACTGCAAAAAAAATAGACTACCATGGAATGATATCAAGGCTCAAGCGTCTGCCAAAGAAGCTTTTGATAGATTGTTTAATTTAAAGTGGACACCTCCTGGTCGAGGGCTTTGGGTTATGGGCACCCCTCTGGTGATGGTGCAAAGAAACTCTGCCGCTTTGCAGAACTGCGCTTTTGTTAGCACCTCAGAAATGACAAAAGCAAATCCCGCTAAGCCATTCGGCTTTCTTATGGAGGCATCAATGCTGGGTGTGGGCGTAGGATTTGACGACAAAGGCGCTGATAAAGATTTTAATATCTATGAGCCTACCAGACCAATGGTCATAGATACCATCGAGGATTCTCGTGAAGGTTGGGTTAACTCTGTTGTTGCTCTAATCAATTCGTATTTAAAGCCAGATCAAAACCCATTAGAATTTGATTACTCCTTAATTAGGCCCTTGGGTACTGCAATTAAAACATTTGGCGGCACTGCAGCAGGCGCAGATCCACTTATTAGGCTCCACAATCATGTTAGAAAGATGTTTGAAGGTAGAGCTGGGCAAAAATTAACTAGAGTTGACATAGCTGATATTGGTAACACTATAGGTGTTTGTGTTGTATCTGGAAATGTTCGTAGATCGGCAGAGCTATTGATTGGGCGCTTGGATGACCAAAACTTTTTAAATCTTAAGAATTCTGAAAAGTTTCCGGAAAGAAACTCCTATTTAGCAGAAGCTCCTGGTTGGGGATGGATGTCCAATAACTCTGTAGAAACATCTGTTGGAACAGATTTGTCAAGTATCGTTGATGGAATATCTAGAAACGGTGAGCCAGGTGTAATTTGGATGGACATGTCACGAAAATATGGAAGATTAGCGGATCCACCAAATAATAAAGATCATCGTGTAGCAGGATATAATCCATGCGCAGAGCAATCCCTTGAGTCTTATGAATGCTGCACACTAGTTGAAACATACTTGAATAGGCATGATTCTTTGGAGGATTTTAAGAGAACTTTGAAGTTTGCGTACCTATATGCTAAAACGGTAACGCTTCTTCCAACTCATTGGGAAGAAACAAATGCTATCATGCAAAGAAACCGTAGAATCGGTACATCAGTTTCCGGTGTTGCAAACTTTGCCGATAGACTAGGCTTGCCCGTATTAAGAGAGTGGTTGGATAATGGTTATCAAACTGTTCAAAGATATGACAATATTTATTCAGAATGGTTAGGTATACGTGAGTCAATCAAAACCACTACCATAAAACCCTCTGGTACAGTTTCTATTTTGGCCGGAGAATCTCCAGGAGTACATTGGACCCCTGGTGGTAAATATTTTCTGAGAGCGATTAGATTCGCAAACGACGATGCAATGTTACCGCTATTTAAAATGGCTAATTATATAGTAGAGCCAGCTTCTGAATCACCAGATACTACATCTGTTGTTTTTTTCCCAATAAAGTCAGATTCTCGTAGATCAGAAAAAGATGTAACAATCTTTGAAAAAATGTCCCTAGCTGCAACAGCTCAGAGATATTGGTCTGACAATTCTGTTTCAGTTACAATATCATTTGATGCAAAAGAAGAAAAACATCATGTTGGTACAGTTCTTCACATGTACGATGGCCAGCTGAAGACTGTGTCATTTTTGCCCCAGGGAAATTTTGTTTATCCACAAATGCCTTATACGCAGATAGATGAAAATGATTATGATAACTGCTCAAAAAACCTATTACCGATAGATTTAGATGGAATATACGCTGGGCTTGCTGCTGATGCTATAGGGGAGCAGTATTGCACAACTGATTCATGCGAAATTAGGTTTATAAAAGATAATTTAAAGGTGTGATATGCCCGAAGATCCTGATTTTGAAAAAAAGTTTTCTGAGATAATTAATTCAGAGGAATTAAAAGACTTTTCCGAAAGTTGCTTCAAAGATGGTCCGTTAGCAATCAAAGACTTGTTGTTGATACAAAGATCATTAATTGACGCTCTGAATAACATAGCAGAAATAATAGAAGGAATGAATGAGGGTGAGTCTAATTTGGCTCAACCTGGTAGTGAAGAGTTTGAAAAGTTAGGTTTACTGTATAGAATGTCTGAAGATTTCAATGATTCTATAAGTGAAAATTTTATTATTTTTACAATTGATGATGATGAAGATTTTGAAGAGGATGAATCTGAAAATGGAGAAAGTTATTAATTCTATAGAAGTTTTAGATAAAGGCTATGTTAGACTTGTAGATGTTATGGGCTCTGACCTTTCCATAGTGAATGCAGCAAGAGCTTCATTTGCCAAAGAGTCTACAGAGATGTCTGTAGCAGATGGACGATTACTGCATTTTTTGGCTAGGGAAAATCATATGTCCCCCTTCAGACACGCCTTTGCCACCTTTGAGTTAAAGGCACCTTTAATGGTTGCGCGTCAGCATTGGAAATATGTTGTTGGCGCAGATCATACAATGGATTCCTGGAATGAATCTAGTAGACGTTATATTACCATGGATCCAGAGTTTTATGTACCGCTAAAAGATGACTGGAGATTAGCTGCAGATAATAAAAAGCAGGGATCTGGTGGCCCCGTAGATCCTTGGACTGGGGCAATATTGACCCAACAACTGCTGGATTACGTAGAGCAGGGGGAGGCACACTATGCTATGGCAATAAATTCTGGTGTAGCACCTGAGCAAGCAAGATTGTTTTTGCCAGCTTATGGTATGTATGTAATTTATAGATGGTCTTGCAGTCTTCAGTCGATAGCATTGTTTCTCTCTCAGAGATTGGCCGAAGACTCGCAAAAAGAAATACAACTTTACGCCCTTGCAGTAAGAGATTTAATAATAGATAAGTTTCCAGTTTCTATACCACTACTTATTGGTGAATTATGATTGCCCTAGATATATTAAAGCTAATCTTATTTTCATTTATGATTAATTGGTGCATATCGTTGCAAGTATTTCAGCAATCCTTAGACTCTACTAAGGTAGCATCAAGAAGAGTTGCTGTTGCATTAGCAATTATAAGTGGATTTATAGCTGGGATTCTGCTAATATGGTAATTAACTTCACTTTAATAAAAGATATTTATTGTGGCAATACGCTGAATATAAACTATAGAGGTAAAAAGTGCCAGCAGCTAAATTAAACTATATTCTAGTCTATAAAGAGCATAGTCAAATATATGGTTGTTCTTCTAAAAAGATTGCGTTGGAAAGTCCGCCGCCAGAAGGTTATTCGGCAAATGATAAAAATGTTTTTTTTATAACATTTGAACCAGACACCGGCAGCATTAGTATACATAGAGTAAATAATCAGGAAGAAAGCAATGAGCAAGAAGCAATCGTACAAGAAAAAAATTAGCTTAAAACTAAACGTAGATGATACAGCAATTGTCATGCCGTATGACATAGCCCTGCATATAGCGGAAACTTATGACTATGTTTCCATGGACGCAGAAGAGCAATATGTTCAATACTATAAAGATGTTGCAGATATGGTTAGGGCGCAAGCTTATGAAAATCGTCACGAAATGCAAGATGATGAATATGAAGAATGGTGAAAAAGCAGCATTCTTGTTAGCCATGTTTGCTATAGGATCAGTTATTGGTAGATTAAGTTCTCAAAAGAGACTAATACAAAAAAACAATCAACCAAATATTGCGCAGTACCTTAATCGTTTAACTGAATTTTACGGTTCAAAGACCATAGGATATGCTGAAGACGAGTTTCTTCATTTAGTTGATTTTGGTATGAGTCCACAGAATGCATTCACTGCAATTACCGATACAGAAAGAGCAATCAATGATTGATTTATGTATAGTTAATTATAATACTAGGCATCTGCTAAATAGATTTTTAGATTGTCTTCATAACGACTTGCATCTGGTAGACAAAAAGTGGAATCTTTATATAGCAGATAATAATTCTTCTGATGACACGCAAAAGTGGATAAAATCAAATGATAAAAGATATCATATTGATGATGTTAAATTTAATGATAACGTAGGTTATTCGGCTGCATGTAATCAGCTAGCTGCTATAGGTAGTTCTGAAATTATATGTCTTCTAAATGCTGATGTATGGATGGACAGTTATTCTGTTAGCGCGGCTATGGATTCTTTTTCGCAAAATACGTTTATAGATATTCTTGGACCAAAGCAAAGAGACGAAAATGGTTTCATAACTCACGCTGGCATTGTTGGGTCCAATGTTGATCCAAAGCATAGGGGCTGGAAAGAGCATGACCCTAATGATATTTTATATAGAGATATGGTTGAATGCGTTACTGTTTCTGGTTCAGCTTACTTTATTAGGCGAAGCGTTTGGGATTCGCTAACAAATGATGAGCAATATAGAAAGATGTATCCATACGCTACAGGAGCATTTCTTCCTACGCCACATTATTATGAAGAAACTTGGTGCTCTTATTTTGCTAGACATAAAGGCTATAAGGTTTTTTATGATGGATCTATTTCTATAGGACATAGCTGGCATAAGTCATCGAGTGTTGGAAGTGAGGCAGATGGTAAGTTTCCAATCAGCAGAGATATATTTAGAAAAGCTTGTGATTTCATGGGAATAGAAAGAGATTAAATTGCCCATAAAAAGCTATGGCTCTTTGTTTGCAGGGGCTGGTGGGATAGATATAGGCTTAGACTTTGCAGGTCTTCAGTGCACTTTTCAGGTTGAAATTGATCAAAATTGTCAACAAGTGTTATCATATCACTGGCCCAATGTTCCAAAGTATCGTGATATAAAAGATGTTAACGGATATGATCTCCCCGCAGTAGATTTGATAGTTTTTGGTTCACCTTGTCAAGATTTATCAAGTGCCGGTAATAAAATTGGATTAAATGCAGAGCAATCTGTTTTATTTTATGAGGCGATTAGAATAATTAAAGAGATGAGAGAAAAGACAAATGGAGAATATCCAAAAATTTCAATCTGGGAAAATGTTACGGGCGCCTTATCATCCAACGCAGGTGCCGACTTTGGGCAAGTCCTCTACGAAATGGATGAAGCAGGGGCGCATTTCTCGGAATGGGCAGTCCTGGATGCACAATACTTTGGAGTGCCCCAGCGAAGAAAAAGAATATACCTTATATCTGTCTTCGATCATGCAACAGCACAAAGATGTCCCGAAAAAATATTACCTGTCAGCAAAAGCGGCTCGGGGAATTCTCAGAAGAATGTTAGCAAACAAGAGTATTTTTCCGAAAAGATTGCTAGCTGCCTTAGAAGCGGTGGCAAAGGAGGAAAGCCCTCAAGTAGAGGAGAAAATTTAATTGTAGTAGAAGACAATAACAGTCTATGCGTTAGAGAATTTACACCTTTAGAATGCGAAAGATTGATGGGTTGGCCAGATAATCATACTCTATATAGAGCTGATGGTAAATATAATTCTGATAATGTTAGATATAAAATGTGTGGCAATGGGGCTGTTTCCCCTGTAATATATTGGATAGTTAATCAAATTAAGGAGATATAAATGTCAGATAAATTAAACCCGTGGATATATAATGCTGAAGTAAAAAAGGTTGTTGATGGTGATACTTTTGATATCATTATTGATCTTGGCTTTGATGTGTTGAAGAAGGGTAGAGTTCGATTATATGGAGTTAATACACCTGAAAGTAGAACTTCTAATGTTGAAGAAAAGAAAATGGGATTAGCGGCAAAAGAATTTACTGACCAATGGCTAACCGCAGCAAATCATAAAGTCAAAATTGAAACTATTATTGATAAGAAAGAAAAGTATGGAAGAGTTTTAGCAAAAGTATGGAATGAAGCAGGAGAGTGTCTCAACGATGCTATAATAGCTTCCGGTCTAGCCAGAGCATATTTTGGTGTAGGCGACAAGACATTCACTGAGTTCAAAAAGGATTGATGTGCAAACATTTCTACCATATGCAGATTTTCAAAAGTCTGTAGAAGTATTAGACTATAAACGTCTTGGAAAGCAGCGTGTTGAAACATTGCAGATATTAAATATACTTCTTGAACGTACCACAACAAAAGGTTGGCGTAATCATCCAGTGACACTAATGTGGACTGGCTATCAGTCAGCACTAAAGCTGTATCAGAACATAACTATCCGTGAATGGATTAATCGTGGATATGAGAACAATATGGATTTTGAAGAAATAGAACCAGGAACTGTTGTAATGCCAGCTTGGTTTGGCAATGAAGAATTTCATAGATCACATAGATCAAATCTTCTTCGTAAAGATTATGCATACTACTCTCAATATTTTGATGAACCAGCAGATTTAGAGTATCATTGGCCAGTATGACAATCACCGTTTATTTAGCTGGAGCTATGGACTATGTTGGCGATTACGCTAAGGTTTGGCGTAAATCAGCATCAGAAGCTTTACAGTTTTTGGGCTACAAAGTATATGACCCAACTTGTATTCCAGAAGAACCAGGAGTAACTGAAAATGAAATTGTTCAAAAAAATATGTTTATGCAGAAAAAATCAGACTTAATGCTGGTAGAATATCTACTAGAAGATAGAGCATACATAGGAACTGATTTTGAACTAACTTTGGCTAAATTAAATAATCAACCAAGTATAGTTATGTGCTCTAAACAAAATAAAGATCGACCATATATGAAATATATGGCCACAAAGCTTGCAGACAACCTGCAAGATGCGATAGAATATATCGCAATCAATTATCCATCAAATTAACGAAAGGTAATACAATGTCAGATAACAAGTTAAAGTATTTTACAGTAACAACAACAGCAATCGTCAAGGCCAACAATAAGACTGAGGCCCAGAAGCTTGCCATGTCGACTGGTCGTCGTCCAGTTGGCGTTACTGGAGAGGTAATCTTCAAGGACGTTGAGATCGAGCGCATCTCGGCTGTTGAGGCTCACGATCAGCTCGTCGGCTGAGTAGTTCAGCAAACGTATTTGTTGCAGATTGAGGGGGATTGTCCCCCTCAATCTGCTTTTAAAGATTGGATATTTTATGATTATAGCACAGATGATAGGTAGAAACGAGTCTGGTAGATTTCTTGAAAATGTCTTAAAAAGATTATCTTCACAAGTTGATAAAATTGTTTTCACAGATGACTGCTCAGATGATAATACTATGGAGATAGCTGCAAAATATGCAGAAGTCTTCCGAAGTCCTGAGCCTTTATTCAAGGTACATGAAGGTAAGTTAAGATCTTTTGCATGGAGCAACTTAGAGCATTTTGCACATCTTGGTGATTGGATAGTGGCCATAGATTGCGACGAAATGCTACACCACACTCATAATTTATCAATAAGAAATGTTTTAGCTCAGTCGCCAAATGATGTTGTTAATGTTAGATTTTATCATATGTGGAACGATTCTCAATATCGAGTTGATAAACTGTGGGCACCTAACAATAGCTCAAGAATATTTAGATTTGCTGCTAATGGCGGATTTGCAGATAAGCAGCTTGCTTGCGGTTCGGAGCCTACATATGTAGTGGATTGGATTCGCCAAAGAAATTGGTGGCTTAACTCCGGTTTCATGATGCAGCACTTGGGCTATATTAGTGATTTAGATAAGCAAGATAAATATTCAAGATACTCAGAGATAGATGGTGGTAAGTTTCATAATATAAATCATATCAATTCAATATTAGACAAAAATCCAGTTTTAATTGACTGGGGTACATTTGGTATATGATAAGGAGAAAAAATGACTTGCCTTAATCCCGCTGAATCAATTAAAAATATTACACTAGCACTTGAAAAGAATAAAAAATTTTCCTATATTAATGTCACAAAGTCGGCAATTATTGCTTTAAGTAAAAACTCTGATAATTGTTTTCCTTCACATTTTGCAAAAAATGTAGTAGCTTCATTGAAAAACAATGATCCGATGATGATGAAAGCTATATCTCATTCTCTAGTTTCTGACATAGAAGATGGCAAGCACTATAAAATAGGCTTACACAAAAATGCAACCTATTATTATTCTAATATTTTTGAATATTATTACATGAACCATAAAGATGTATATAGTTCAACTGTTAATTATTATTTAAAGAATTCTTCAAGCGTTGTTATCACTTTTCATGACAAAAAGCTAATACAAAAGCATTTTGGAAACAATGCTCATATAATTAATGTTGCGTATACTAATTATTATGAAAAATTAGACAATATATATGCTCAACTAACGGAATTCCAGGGTGGAGTAGACTATTGCATAATGGATTGCGGTGTGCTTGGGTTGGCCTTAGCTTCTAAAATATGGGACAACTTAGATATGTCAGTATTAGATTTTGGGAAAACATTAAGTTTGAGCAAGGTCTCTTCAGCAGCAACTATTACATGAATAGGCAACATAAAAAAATAGAAGAAGATGACATAAATTTTCTTACCGATCTTCTTTTTGACACATCACTTTCTGTCAGAGAAATTGCTAGACAATTAGATGTACCTGTATCTGAGGTTAATAAGAAGATAAATTATCTTGGCTTATCATGGCTAAAAAACTCTAGAAAAAAAATGTCTAGAGGACAAATGGCTTTAACAATGATAATGAAAAAACTTCTTCCTGGTGAAGAGATTATTAATGAGCATCATATAGGAGACAAGTTAAAGTTTGACGTGTTTTGCCCTAAATACAAGATCGCAGCAGAGTATCATGGCCGACAGCATTTCTATTATACTAGTAGATTTTTTGAATCAAAATATGAGTTTGAACAAGCTCAAAAAAGAGATGATAAAAAAACACAGTACTGTATAGATAATGGAATAGCTTTGATTGTTTTTAGATATAACGATCTACTAACAGAACAAGCGGTATATGATAGAATGTTAACAGCAATAAGGGAGACCGATTTTGTTCCAAAGTCCACTAATAAAAAATCCATAAGCTCTAATCCAGCATATCAGGAAGCTAAAAAGAAAAACTCTGAGTACAAAAAAAAATTGTACAAAAAAATAAAAGGTTCTAAAATTGATGGTCGTAGAAGAAGTATCTGACTTAGAAAGTTCTCCGATAGAGTACCACGCATTTGCTTTATGCCTAAAGCAACCAGGTGCCGTAAAATTCTTCAATGATAATTTGCCCAGTAATATAGTTGGAATTATTCATGGAGAAAAAGGTGTTCATGAGTTCTATGAAGCACTACTTAGCTTCTATCGTGCTACGGCACTTGATGTAGTGGATCCTGTAGCGCTTAAAGTTTGGCTACAATCTGAAACAGATATTTATAACGCTCTAGGTGGGGATACTGGTTTAGCAATAATGCTAGACTATGTACTGGGCATACATGTTGGCAGTAAAGAATCTGTTTTAGAGCTTATTAAACACAAGGCCAATAAGCGTAAGCAGATAAATTATCTTCAAGAGCTTCAAATATTAATTAATAAAAAAGGTCTTAAATCAGAAGAGGATACCTCTAGAATATCTGAGTTAACTTTAAAGATCAAAGATCTAGAAAATTCTATAAAATATAATCCATTTGATAAGCTTACAACAGCTTCGGATATTATGTCTAGAGCCGATAATCTACTAGATATACCTAGCTTTATGCCTACGCAGTTTAGGGCTCTGAATAGAGCTATGGGTTATACCGAAGATGGGGGGTTCTTTAAGGGGGCTGTGCATGCGGTCATTGCACCATCCGGTAAAGGTAAGAGTACTTTCGCAAAATGTTTAGCTAATCATTGGCTAGATACTGGTTACAGAGTTTTGTATGTCAATTTTGAGGAAGCTGTTGGTCACTGGGAAAGAATATTAATGACTCAAGTAATAGGTAAAAATGTTTATTCTGAGTCAGAAAAGTGGTCGCAAAAAGAAAAGATAGATTATATATCCATTTTTAAATCTAGATTAGAAAAGTGGGGTGACCGCCTTATGGTTAGGCATGATCCTGATACTCCATATTTTGAGGATCTAGAGTTTTGGCTTAGGGACCTAATAGGTCACGCTGACAAAATCCCCGATGTTTTAATAATTGACACTATACAGTCCATGTTCACTAGGGGTAACGGCAAAGGTAAGCCTCGTTGGGGTGAGTTTGAGGAAATGATGGTCAGATTGGAAAAGCTAGCCAGAGACATGAATTGTGTTTTAATAATCACCGCACAAGAAAATGCTAATAGGATGAAGGAAAGAAGAGAGGTAGTTCAGCAGTCAGATACGGGTGGATCCTTAGCTATTCAGCAAAAATGTGCAGTTACTATCTTTATTACAGAAAAACGTTTAGCAACTCATGATGAAACTGAGGACGAAAATATTATGCAGTTGCAAATTCCAAAAAATAGAATAACTGGTTCTGCATTTCTTTATGATCCTCCACTAGTTCGCTATAATGATGAAAAGAAAATATATGAAGATTACGAAGTTGTAAATGAGACTTCTTATACTGAAAATACCAGTTTACAAGACCTACTTAATGGAGAAGGATTTGATTGATGATAGACTTAAGTGCTGATTCAATAAAAGACTTTCAAACGTGTGAAAGATTATACGATTATAGATACTTAGAAAAACTTCCTGAAACAATCTATTCTCGTGATTTAAACACTTTAAAGTTTGAAAATAGTTTAAAGAGTATTATAAATTTTTTTTGGTTTAAGAAACAGGCTGGCATTACTCCGTCATACGCTTCGCTTTTAAATAGGTGGGAAAAAATATGGTTTCCCAAAGATACAACTCACTATGATTTAACCATAGAACAACACGAAAGTGCATACGGTAATACGTCTAGCTTGACAGCTCACGCTGCAAACATATTGCTGAATTTTCATGAAACTTATAATGAGTTAAATGCAATTCCTTTATCTATTGCAGATGAATATATTGTCTCCATAGATAAGTCAGTTAGGATACATGATAAGTTTGATTTAATATATAGATACGCTGGCGAAAATTATGTTGTTAAATTTATTTTTAATTATAAGAATAGTTACAGACAAATGTATCAAATTGATTTTTCTTCAATGTATTTAGCCTTCAAAAATCTGCATCCAGGTAAAATTTCTTCAACAAAATTTGGTTATGTTGATTTAATGTCGAATAACTTAAATTTCAATGAATATCAAATAACCGAACAAGATGTAGAAGCAATAAATTACTGGTGTGCTACAATAGAGGGCAAAGACGTGTTTGTGCCTAGGCGAGGTTTAACATATTATTGCAAAAGATGCCCATTTGATACGCCATGTTCTAAATGGTCTTTTGCAATTCAAGCAAAGGTAAAGTGAGTATTATATTATGGCTAAAAATTTCTTGGACGAAATCCTTAAAGAAGATAAAAAAAGTTTTTTTGAGACAGAGAACGACGTTCTTAGTCAGTTGTTAGACGAAATAAATCTAATCACAGATGATTCTATAGTATCTTTTGTTAGATCTGTTTTACTAAAGGCTCAAATATTTTGGGATATTCCATCTAGCTTTTCTGATAAATATCATCCCGGGGATGAGCATGGTGTGGGTGGCAATGTTTTGCATACCAAAAGAGTTGTTAGAGTGGCAACAATTTTAGCAGATTCGTATTGTTTATCTGATGATGAAAGAAATATAATTTTAGCTGCTTGCCTGCTTCATGATATCACCAAGGGTATAGCTGACGTCAATGATGACTCCTGTTTCCACTATGACCCTATGCATCCATATACGGTGGCTACTTTTGTGCAGAATTGTCAACTATATGATAAAGAACATGGGAATGATTCTCAGTCAACAAGCTTATTTGTATCAGAGGAATCAATACAATCTATATTGAGATTAATTAGGTGTCATCTTGGACCATGGTCTCCAGTTCCAGAAACTTATCCTATCACCTATTTAGACTACATTGTTCATATTGCCGATAGTGTTGCTAGTAAAATTCATACAGTTATAGAAGATAGTGAGCTTATCAATGAAAAATGGCGAAAGCAAGCTGAATAAACAGCAGCGTATTATAAATAGAGCATTTATTCTTAACAATCTAGATGATATAATTAAAGAATCTATTTATTATAGAGCCAATGCGGACTCTTTGTCTGAGCAATCTGTCGCAAAAATTCATATTTATAATGACACTAAGGTGAAGATATTATGAAAATGCCGGCGGATCAATCTAGGTATATTTCCAATTGGAAATATTTTGAGATAGCCAAGTATATAAAGAATCTAGATAGAGTTATTAGAATAAAAAATAATGATGCGCCAGTGCTGATTACTGACGCTGAGTTAACTAATTTTATTAAACAGAATAATAATACCGGTTTATATACTTCAGTGTGGAGATATAACGAAACTAATTTAGATTCTGCAACTAGACTATCATCTCTTTACTTTGATATTGACAATAAAGATCAAGAGCAATCTTTGCACGATTGCATACAGTTGTATGATTATCTTTGCAACTTCGTTCCTGGGGATTCTGTAATAGTTTATTTTACTGGCAAGAAGGGGTTTCATGTTGAGTGTGAAGCTATTGCTTTGGGGATTAATCCTTCAAATAACCTACCAAATATATTTAGATTTATAGCAGAAAGCGTGAAATCAAAATTAAATATACAGTCTTTAGATTTTAGTGTATACGACGCTAGAAGAATGTGGAGACTTCCTGGGAGTATACATCAAGATACGGGACTGTACAAGAATACCATAAGCGAGCAAATCTTAAGATCTGGAATGCAAGCTATATTAAGACATTGCTCATCGCCAGCGGATAATACTGTACAAGAACAAACATTTAATGCTAAAGCGAATGAATGGTTTAGAAGTTTTACATATGAATTAGAAATACAAAAAGAAAAATCTAAAGATTTTATTGGATATTTTAATAAATATGGATCTTCTAATTTAAAATCTTTTCAGGAATCAGAAAAACAATTTACTGCAAAGCGTCTCATGGAGAACTGTGTGGCAGTAAAAAGATTATGGCAGCAAGCTATAGATAAAAAATGCCTAGAGCATGAAGCAAGATTGTTTTTATGCTCTATCCTGACATACAATAATGAGTCTATAATGTTTTTGCATAGTATATTAAGTAATTGCGACGATTACAATATAGATAAGACTAATAGCCATATTAATGATTGGATTAAGAGAAGACAGTTGGGAATTGGCGGAAGACCGTATACGTGCGAAAGAGCAAATGCCGTTGGCGTTGGTTGTGGTGAATGTTCTTTGGAAAAAAGAAATAAATGGGTAAAAATTGGAAATAAATATGTTGAAACGCAAGATCAGTCTTCTCCATCGCCAATTAGGTTTGCCTACAAAAACATTAGAAAAGGGGGTGAATAGTTCGTGAACGGCATAAAAAACCCAGATGATGTTGTAGCAGTTTGCTCCGAGTGTCACTCAGATCAACCGGATATTTATATGTACAAGAACCCTTTTGCCCAAGAGGGTAAGCCAGTCCCATGCAAGTATTGTGGTGGAGTGGTAATAATTACATACAGGGAAATAAGAGATCAGTCTTTAGATGACTCAAATAAAGGCAGAGGAATTTAATGAAAAATTGGACAAATCTTCATAATCATACAGTTTTCTCTATGCTCGACGGGCATGGAAGAATCGATGAGTATCTAGATAGAGCTAGATCTCTTGGTATGAAGGGATTGGCTACAACTGATCACGGCAATATACACTCGTGGCTTGATTTTTATGATGCAGGTCAAGCTACGGGTATCAAGCCAATCCTTGGTTCTGAATTTTATCAAGCTAGAAAAACTAGATTTGATAAAGATGAAGAAGAAAGATCTGGCCCAGCAAAAAATGAATGGGAACAAAGAGGTCCATATCATATAACAATTTTAGCTAAAAATAATATTGGATATAATAATATTATAAAAATGTCTTCAAGATCTTTTCTTGAGGGATATTATGTTAAGCCAAGAATAGATCATCAATTGATTTCCGAACATTCAGATGGAATAATAATCTTATCTGGATGTTTAAATGGAGAAGTTTCTCAAGCATTACTCAGAAATGATTACGATTTTGCCTTGAAAACAGCGCAAAAAATGCAAGATATAGTAGGTAAAGAAAACTATTTCATAGAAATTCAAGATCATGGTTTGTATGAGCAGAAGAAAATTACTAATGGACTAATACAAATAGCAAATACTATAGGCGCTAAAATAGTTCCAACGGGGGACTGCCACTACGTGCATCAGCATGACGCTAGAGCTCACGACATTATGTTATGCGTGGCAACTAACTGCAATATACATACTCCAAATAGATTTTCTTTTAGCGGAGATGAATTCTATTTGCAATCTTATAATGATATGGAAAATAAATTTAATTCTAATTGGCTAAAAAATACCATGGACATTTATGATATGGTTGATGTAAATTTAAATTTTGGTAATATATACTTTCCAAATTTCCCCATACCTACAAGCGAAACATCAACCCAATACTTCGAAAGATTAGCCTGGAATGGTCTAAGAGAAAGATACGGAGATTCATTACCTAAACACATCATTGACAGAGCTGATTATGAGATAAAAGTTGTTAAGGAGATGGGTTTCCCCGAATATTTCTTGGTTGTTTCCGATCTAGTCAATTGGGCTAAAGATAATGGAATACGAGTTGGTTGGGGTAGAGGATCCGCGGCTGGCAGTATACTATCCTATGCATTTGGAATTACTAATCTAGATCCAATTAAGTTTGGTTTGATGTTTGAGAGATTTCTTGTAGAAGGAAGAAAGTCAATGCCAGATATTGATCTTGACTTTGACGATAGACATAGAGATGAAGTTATCAATTATGCTAAAAATAAATATGGGCATGATCGTGTCGCTCATATATGTACATTTAATAAAACTGGCGCAAGACAGTCCATAAGAGATGCAGCAAGAGCTCTCGGATATGACTTTGCGACTGGTGACTCTGTAGCTAAATTAGTTCCACCACCAGTATTGGGAATATCAAAAAACCTTAGTGAGTGCATGGAAGTTGTAGAATTTTCACAATTATATAAAAAAGAAAACACAGCTAAAGAAATAGTAGACACTGCGTTTGGCCTAGAAGGTTTAATAAGACAAACTGGAATACACGCTGCGGGCGTAGTTATTTCCAAAGGTCCACTAACAGATTATTTACCAATTATGCAAAAGGGTATAGATAATCCAATAGTTACCCAATGGGATATGGGTAGAGTCGAACAGTGTGGATTATTAAAAATTGATTTCCTTGGATTAAGAAATTTGGGTGTGATTGATTCTTGTGTTAAATTAATTGAGAAGCACCAAGGGAAAATTGTAGATATTGATTTAATCCCACTAGATAATGAAAAAACTTATGATGAATTGTGCAAGGGAAATTGTACTGGTGTATTTCAGCTTGAATCTTCTTCTATGAGAGAAATGATGATTGGACTTCAGCCAAGAAGCATTGAAGATATAATGGCTCTTATTTCCCTTCATAGGCCTGGTCCGATGGGGTCTGGAATGGATAAAGAGTATATTAATAGAAAGCATGGTCGCAGCGTAATTAAATATGATCATCCAAAATTAGAAAAAGTTTTAGCTTCGTCCCTGGGAA